AAGATAATCCCGATGGAGAATTTATGTTAGCAACAGGAACCCATGTCATTGCGGTGATTAATGGCGAATATTATGACACTTGGGATAGTGGAGATGAAGTGCCAATTTATTATTGGAGAAAGGAAAGTTAAATGGCTTATAATTATTTTCCTACGACTTATCAACCTTTAAATTACGCACAGCCTACCACAAATAATGCAAGCATAATTTGGGTACAGGGCATAGCAGGTGCAAAAGCATATCCTGTAGCCCCGTCAAACAGCGTTCAGTTGATGGATAGCGAAAGTGACCACTTTTTTATCAAGTCAACAGATGCAAGCGGTATGCCTATGCCATTAAGAGTATTTGAGTATAAAGAAGTGAGTATGAATACGCCGCAAAAGACACCGCAAGTAGCGCAGCCAGATATGAGCGATTTTGTTAGACGGGACGAATTTACTGCGTTATCTAAAAAGATTGACGGATTATTAAATAAGGAGGAAGTTATAGATGCCGAGTAATTTATTTAATTCAATAGGAAAAAATCAACAACTTCCGCCGCCGTTCAATAATTTACAAAATATGACAGCACAGTTTAACCAATTTAGAAACTCATTTCAAGGAGATCCAAAACAACAAGTTCAGCAGTTATTAAACAGCGGTCGTATGACACAAAGTCAGTTTAATCAATTAAAAAATATTGCCGATAGATTTCAGCAGTATTTTAAATAGTCACAATTCCTTGCAAGGTGTGAATACAACTTATTTCTTTTAGTACCGAAAGGAGAATATTATGTCTTTATCCGAAGGTGGTAATGATATGGTAATGCCCGTCACTCCAATGTACGGCGGTGGCTATGGCGGGGGTCTTGGTGGCTTCGGTTATGGAGGAGATGCTACTTGGCTTATTATACTCTTCCTGTTCGCCTTTATGGGCGGCTGGGGTGGAAATGGCTTTGGCGGTGGATACGGTAATACAAATAGTTTCTTACCTTACTACTTCAACAACACCGATAATGCTGTGCAGGCTGGGTTCAACAACGCCGCATTAACAAGTCAGTTAAGTGGAATTCAAACAAGTATCACCAATGGCTTTGGTAATGCAGAGATAGCCGCTTGCAATAGAGCAATGGACGCTATGCAGACTTCGTATACGAACCAAATTGCTTCTATGAACCAGAACTTTGCTAATCAGCAGGCTTTAGATGCAAATCTAAATTCTTTAGCAATGTCCTTACAGAATTGTTGCTGTGAAAATAGGGCAAGTATTGCCGATTTGAAATACACCGTTGCTACAGAAGCGTGTGCTGATAGGTCGGCAATCAATGATGCGTTAAGAGATGTATTAACCGCAAACACAGCATCTACACAGAGAATTCTTGACCAGATGTGCCAGGATAAGATTGATGCGAAGAATGAAAAAATTGCCGATTTAGAAAGACAGTTAACTATGGCTAATTTAGCGGCTTCGCAGACTGCACAGACAAGCCGAATTCTTGCTGATAATGCGGCACAGACCGTTGCATTAGAGCAGTATCTTAATCCTGTAGCAGTTCCTGCTTATGTAGTGGCAAACCCGAATTGTTGCACACAGAACACTTGCGGCTGCGGTAGCACTTTTTAGGAGGTGCTATTATGGCAGAATTTACTTATAATCCAATTCAAGTCGTTGAGCCAAATCAAAATGTAATTCTTAACACAACCATAGGTTGTAATAGGGGATATGTTTTACATCGTAACGAAAGTGGAATTGTAATTCTCCGCGGCATAGTAAATTGTCCTACAAATTGTTTCGCAAGATACCAAGTTACTTTTAATGGTAATATTGCAGTACCCGCAACTGAAACTATCGGGCCTGTTGCTATCGCACTTGCTATAGACGGTGAACCATTACAGACAAGTAAAGCAATAGTAACTCCAGCAGATGTTGATGAATACTTTAATGTAACTTCTACCGCATTTATAGATGTGCCGAGAGGTTGTTGCTTTACAGTAGCCGTTGAAAATGTATCTACTGGAACTACAACTGACCCATCAATTAATGTTCAAAACGCTAATTTGGTAGTTATGCGTACAGCATAGAAAGGAGGATAACTATGTCAAAGAAAACATACGAAACCCTCAAGGAATCCCTGTGCTATGAACTTGATGGGCTGACAAAACGAGGCGATATTAATAAAGATACGCTTGACAGTATTTTTAAATTGGTTAAATCTATCAAAAGTCTTGAACAACTTATAAATATGGACGAAAAGACAGAAGATGGCGGCTATTCTATGACTTATCGTAGACCGTATATGGGCAGAAGTTATGACGGACATTCTTATCATAATTCTTATGATGGAAATTCTTATGACGGAAATTCTTATCATATGGAAAGTTCTTATGATAACCATATGTCTAACGATGGTATGAGCCGTGATTACAGTAATGCAAGAGCGGGTCGTGACGGCGATAGTGATGGAAGATATAGCGAAGCAAGAGGTAGAGATGCACGAGGCAGATACACAAGTCGTGATAGAGGATATAGCAGACACAGCGCAAAGGATAGAATTATTCAGCGTTTAGAAGATATGCTTGATGAGTCCGACTCCGGTAGCGAAAAAGTTGCCATAATGAAGTGTATTGAAGATTTGCAGGACTGATTGAAGAAATGGTTAGTAAAGATATATTAGACAATATTATAGACGAACTCCAAAGTGAGGAATCCTTGTTTGATATATGCCAAGAACTTGCGGCATTTTATATTATTCAAGACCATATGTTTAAGAGTGAGCCTAAAAATGAAGTCGTTGCAGAATTTAAGGACATATTGCCAGAATATAGAAAGTATGTTGAAATTAAACGAAAGTACCAAAAGAGAGAATTAACCGAAAGTGCTGTACTGTTGTCAATGCAAAATGTATGTACGGAAATAAAACAATTCTTACGAACTCTATATAGTAGTACAGATATGCCCGAAGAACGAGAGCAGATAAAATCAATGCTAACCAATTTAACTCAAACGCTAATCTAAATTAATGCCCGAAGTTAATCTTTGGGCATTTTTATTTTGAAAAATAAATGTTGACAGCAACATTAATATGCGATATACTATATACAAATAGAACACTACGAACTCTACGGGAGGATAGAAAATGATTAGTATTGATGTTAGAAAATCTGTCAGGTGCAACGGCGAGTATTCGTTATTCGTATCGTTTGAATATGACAGCAAAGTGGTAGATGTTATTAGAAGTTTTCCGTCAAGATATTGGAATCCTGATGTAAAAGAATGGGAAATTCCTTTTAACAAACTTGCAGAACTTCTTGAAAGATTGCAGGATTATGAGTTTGAACTTACGGGCCCATATATTCCTATTGAAAAGCCGAAAGCAGTAGTTCCTGATAACTTTGAATTTAAGACAAAGCCGTATGAGCATCAGGTAACAGCGTTCAATTACGGACTTGCTCATAACAGATGGCTTCTCGGTGACGAAATGGGACTTGGTAAGACAAAGCAAGTCATTGATATAGCCGTTGCGAAAAAACTACAATATAATTATACGCATTGTTTCATCATCTGCGGTGTCAACGGCTTGAAGTGGAATTGGGCTAACGAAGTTAAAACACACAGTAACGAAGATGCGTGGATTTTGGGTCAGCGCAATACTACAAGTGGTAAAGTAGTTATAGGTAGTGTTGAAGATAGACTTTATGACCTAAAACATTTAGATGATATTTCGGCGTATTTTATCATTACGAACATTGAAACTTTGCGGAATACAGAAGTTGTAGCGGAATTAGATAAGAGATGCAAGTCTGGCGATATTAAGATGATTGCTTTTGATGAATGCCATAAAGCAAAGAACCCGAACAGTCAGCAGGGTAAAGGTATTCTTAAAACGAAAGCAGAAACGATGATTGCTATGACGGGTACTCCGTTGATGAATACACCGCTTGATTTGTATATCATTCTTAAATGGCTTGGTTATGAAAAGCACAGTTTCTATCAGTTTAAGAACCATTATTGTGTAATGGGCGGTTACGGAAATTATCAAATCGTTGGCTATAGAAATCTTAATGAGTTACAGGAAGAACTTGATGCGATTATGCTTCGCAGAAAGAAGGAAGAAGTTCTTGACTTACCTGAAAAAACTTATATTGATGAATTCGTTGAAATGACACCGAAGCAGGAACAGATTTACAACGAAGTTACCAACGAAATTAGAGCAAACATTGACCAGATTGAAATGTCTAATAATCCGTTGTCTGCGCTCATTCGTATGCGACAGGCTACTGGCTATACGGGAATTCTGTCAAGTGCTATTAAAGAAAGCGCAAAGATGGACAGACTTGAAGAACTTGTTGAGGAAGCAGTTGAGAATGGAAAGAAAGTAGTTATTTTCAGTAATTGGACACAAATGACACTTCCTATCTATAACAGACTTGCTGGTAAATATCACGGAACTTATATTACAGGTGAAGTTGATATTGAAGATAGACAGGAACATATTAGAAGATTTCAGGAAGATGAAGATTGCAAGTTCGTTGTCGGAACAAGCGGTGCTATGGGAACGGGTATTACGCTCACAGCAGGCACAGTAGAAATCTTTATGGACGAACCTTGGAATATGGCGCTGAAAGAACAATGCGTTGATAGATGCCATAGAATTGGGCAGAAAAGCAACCTTACTATCTATACGCTAATGTGCAAAGGAACGATTGACGAGCGTATTCATAATATCGTAGAAAAGAAGGGTATTATGGCTGATGCAATTGTTGACGGAAAAGTTGCGGAAAATAAGCGTGAACTTCTTGAATATCTTATCGGCTAATGATGTTGACAACATTTATAATATGTGTTATACTATTATAGAAATACTTTACAAAGGAGGGATTTTATGGACGAAGAAAGAATGTATAGTATTGAGGAAGTCGCCGTAATATTAGGAGTTTCATATAAAACATTATGTAATTGGTACGCATATAAGCGTAAATTTCCAGATGATGTTTGGTCGCAGAAACTTCCAGAGTATATTTTAGGCGGCGATAAGAAAACGAAACGATTATGGAAAGATAGCGATTTAGAGAAACTGTTTGCGTTTAAGGCAGAATTGCCTCGGGGTAGGGGTGGAGTTCTCGGAAAAGTAACACAGGTTTGGTATCATAACAATAAAGGTAATAAGAATGAGTAATCTTGAACAATTAATTGACGCCTACGCACTTAATAAAAATGAATTGGATAGTTATAAAAAACTTTGTGACGCCGAGAACGCTGAAATTAAGGCTTTAATGACTGAACTTGAGATTGATAAGGCGCACACAGAAGATTATACGGCAACTTTGATAGTCCAGCATCGTGAAACAATGGACGAAGATATGCTACTTGAGGTTCTACATAATAGTGGATATGCTGATTTAGTAATTCGTACCAAAGAATATGTTGATATGGATTTATTAGAGGACGCTATATATCACGACAAAATTGATAAGGACACTTTACTTGCAATGCAGAAGTGCAAGGAAGTGAAAGAAGTACCGACACTAAAAATATCAAAGCGCAAGAAGGAGAATTAAAATGGACGAAGAATACAAGGCTGTAAGCATTACCACTTCTATTAAAGCCAGCAGTAGGATGTCAGTTAATATTGACAAGAATTATTTTACCGTTGAATTTACAGAAGAAAGATGTGTTCCTGCAGACTGCGATT